GAGAAAAGAAATGATGGTAAAGTATTTCTTGCATCTATCAGTGGTAAATACTTCTTTTGGATGAATGAATCCGCAGACGATCATTGGGAGGTAATCTGATGGTAGCGTTAATGAGTATGCTCTTTGCATTTTCTTTTGACATTCTTAAGTACAGTGAAATGTCATGCCCTGATGCACAGACTCTAATAGATAGGGTGTATGAATACAATCAGGAATCTGAATTCATCACAACAGAAGATGCAGATGAGATTGTAGAAGTAATTAAGGAATCCGTACCGAGGTGTTTTAATGAAGGATCAGAATCAAATCCCTGAAGGTGAAACTAAACGAGACAAGTGGAATCGTGGTCTTGACATTTTCATTGAATCTGTCATCAAACCCGATCCTTCACTCCGTCAATGTGCTCACAATCAAAGATGTTATCATGAACTGATGGATGTCCGTCAGGATGTGCTTGACTATCTGAAGACTAAACGCTGGGAATGATAAAACATACTAACGAACCTGTGCCACTAGTGTTATCATTGGTGGCATGTTTTGTATTTGCCATTGGTATTATCGTGGCAGGATACATACATGGAAACATGCACCTTCTAACTACACTTAAAAATGCTGCCTCTTCTTAACTTTTTCTTTGCTGCGTTGTTATGGGTTCAGGTTCCACAATGGTCTGATGATTGGAGTAATTGTGCCGTGGATGTTCCTGATACATCTTGTCACTGGTATGTTGCAAATGCTGACAATACTTTTGGTGAAGGATTTGATTGGGAGACCGCTCCATGGTATAGTATAGAAGGTTTGCAAGATATTGCCGATCTTCATGATGAGGTACTTGCGAACGGGAATACATATACTCTAGAGTCACTCCAGAAATGAATCTATCACTGCAAGAAGTAGACCACCTGCTCAAATCATTGGAAACAATGTCAGCACACGATGTAGCAAGAGCAAGAGAACAGATTGCATCAGGGGTAACAGATCACTCAAACTTAGTACAAAAACTTAAGGATTATCGTCTTCGTCTAACTTGACATGAAGGAATTTGATTATGACTTGGATTACAAATCTCTGGACTTCACAGATGCAGAGACTCGCAAACTTTATCGTATTGGAAG